TCAAAGATACTTTGAATACAAAGGTCTTGGAACTTTTGCAGGTAAAGGATTGATCATGGCTCATGATGATGAAGGAGATTCAAAAGCTACAACTCTTGACCTCATGGAAGTATCATCAATGATTGAGTTCAAGCCTGAAGGCTACAGTCAAGAACCATACATGGAGTTCAAGGCTTGGCAATGAACAGTAAACAATTAAAGAAACTTCGTAAGCTTATCAAACCTTTACAGGTTGAGTGGCTTCAATCTATATTGCCTGAAGATCAAGGCAAAGTAATTACTGTGGATAATGTTGAAGGACTTATGCCCGATCAAACTCATGCCTTTGGCAATCGTCAAATGCATTTATCTTTTATGTCTGACAAATGGATTATGAAAGTCTTAAAAGCTAATCCACATATTACAACATACAAGGAACTTGAAGAAGTAAATAAACAAGAACAACACAAATATTTAGATAGGAGATTTTAATGGAAGAATATTTAATAGATGTTTTGTTTGATGGTAAGAAAGAACAGCTTAAAACTTTTAGTGCTTCACCTTTAGAAGCATTAGATAGTATGATAAACTTTGAAGATGTTGAAGCTGTGTATAAAATTACTAGACAAACAGATAAAAAGAACTGGTCTTTTGACAACAAACACCTTATAAAATTGAGGGAGTTGAGGGGCTTAATAAATAATGAAGGTGCTATCCTTCAAGAATTAAGGAGGTCTCATTAATGGATTTTATTATAATAAGTATAGCAGGGATAGTTCTTGTTGCAATGACAGGATTCTATATGTATTTGGTTGCCACAGAAAAAATAGAACCACATGTCCCTACAAGAATACAACGTGGAAACTTTTGGGATGCAGAGACTAAAAAGTTTTACAAATGGGACGAGTTAATGAAACTTAAAAAAGAAAGGGAAAAAAAATGACACAACATAGTGGAGCTGTTGAACAGCAAAGAGAAATATTAAAGAAAGAAGCTGAAAATAATAAGGTTACTTCTATTGATATTAGAATTAAAGATGGTAAGTGGACAGAGAGTACAACGTCTTACGCTTCGGGTAAAAGAATTACCGAGTTTAAAGATAGTCGTAAGAAAAATATAGAGGAATACTATGGCGAAGACATGGACTAAGAGTACGTATGCTTCTGCTACACAAGGCAGAGGTAAAAAGACAAGTCAAGGTAGAGGTAATGTTGGCACATCTACCATGAACAAGAACAAGAAAGCCAACTTAAAAAAATATCGAGGGCAAGGTAAATGAACATATTTTATTTTAACGAATGTCCAGTTGAATCAGCACTAGCACAACCAGATAAGATGCTAGTCAAGATGCCATTGGAAACAGCACAGATGTTATGCACAGCACACCGAGAACTGGATGGTGATGAGTGGGCAGACAAGCACGGACTTTACAAACGAGCTTACTGGAACCATCCATGTACTATATGGGCTAGAGAATCTAGCTCTAACTATCAATGGTTGTATCGACACTTCGTAGCCTTATCCATTGAGTACAGTCACAGATATGGTAGATCACATTTAAGTTTTGATAAACTATCAACACCTCTTATGCAACTACCACTTAATATAAACATCGGTGAAATGACACCACTAGCACAGGCTATGCCGGAGGAGTACAAAAATGAAGATGCTATTGTTGCTTATCGTAATTATTGCATTAATGAAAAACACTATGCCAAATGGGAACACAATAGAGCTAAGCCTATTTGGTGGACAACACAGGAGATTACATGAACTATATATACGAAAGGATGATGGCTGATGGAGAGACAGCTATCTTTGACAGAGATGAACTCAGAAAGTTTGAAGATTACGTAGCAAATAACTATGAATCTTTCTACGATAGTAAGGCTGGTTATGAAATAGAAAAAGATGGAGAAAAATTCTTGGTCACTTTATTTGAAAACCCTGTTATAACAATGGAAGATATTTTGCTTGACATCAGAGACTAATTCTGTTATACTCTGTATCACAATGAGTAACCAAACATATCAAGCCCTCTATCTCCAATTGAACAGATGGTTTGGTGCAGTTAATACTGTGGCTTCTAGGGTAGCTACTCACAACCCTTCCAACTTCACAACAACGCTATAAAGGAGGAAACGCATATGGCAATATTAGAAGGAACAGCGTACTGGGCTAGTATAACGACACCCAATACGACATTTGAACCCGTGTACACAGTCAACCTAGTGGTTGATGATGAGACTGCAAATGACTTTGCATCTCGTGGACACAAAGTAAAACAGATGGATGAAGGTCCTGCTGTTATAATCAAACGTAAAGTAAATGGTCCTAACGGAATGGTTAGACCTGCACCTCGTTTGATGAATGCTGAGAAGCAGGAAGTCACAACTGCTGTTGGTAATGGATCAAAAATTAAAGTCCAGTACAACGAATACAGTGGCGAAGGTAAGTTTGGTCCTTACACAGGATTAGATTTACAGGCAGTAATGATTACCGATCTTGTGCCTTACAAGAATGGTGATGGTGATGAGTTCTTATCTGATGGAGAAGAATTCTAATGATTATTACTATTAACAATGATGATGGTACTACCAACTTTGATGTCAATAACATTACTGATGATGCAGTGAAGCAAGAAGCAACTGTTATTGTACAAAAGGTTGGTAACCTACAGGTTGTCATTGAAGCCTTAGACTTTGCTAGTCGTACCCACAGAGCTAACTTAGAAGAGTTACTCAAGGGTAGAGACGAAGCTATAGTCGAGCCTGAAAGGGCTAGGGATGATGAAGGTAAGTTTGTTGCAGACGACCCTGAAACACCCGACACTAATGAAGCTTGGGAAGGTGGTAAAAAACCTGCTAAGTAATTTCAAACCGGCTAGGTGTAAAAGCCTAGCCACTTTTTAAAGGAGATAGAATGCAAGAACAAAGTAAATTCGTACGACATAAATTACCCTGCCCTTCATGTGGTGGCTCTGACCCTGTGTCTATGAACGAGGATAAGTCTGCTCATTGCTTTAGCTGTGAGACACACTTCCCTAATTATATTGATGCTTGTGATGGTAAAATTATGGACACAAATCCTAAACCTAAAGTAAGTAATACTTTTCTCAACACATATACTGGTAGCTTTGGTGCTCTTACAGACAGATGTATTTCTGAAGACACAGCTAAGAAGTATGGAGTAAGACGAGTAGTAAGTACAGATAACAAAGTATCTCAACACATCTATCCATTCTTCAATGGTAACGAAGTGGTTGGGACTAAGACACGTTTTGTAGACAACAAGAACTTTGCATTTGCAGGTACGTATGAAGGCACTGGTTTATTTGGGGAACAGTTGTTCCGAAATACTGGTGGTAAGTATCTAACAATTGTTGAAGGTGAGTGTGATGCTATGGCTGCTTATGAATTGATGCAGTCAAAGTGGGCATGTGTCTCGTTAAAGCGTGGTGCATCAGGTGCTGTTAAAGATATACGAGAAAGCATTGAGTTTGTTGAGTCATTTGAGAATGTAGTATTATGTTTTGATAATGACAAGGCAGGTAAAGAAGCAGCTAGAAAGGTTGCTCGTATATTAAAACCCGGCAAGGCTAAGATAGTTACACTACCTAATGGTTGTAAAGATGCTAACGATATGCTTAGACAGAAGAAGTTTCAAGACTTTATGTCTGCATGGTGGGAAGCTAGAACCTATACACCATCAGGTATTATGGACTTGTCTGCTAAAAAATCTGAGTGGTTACATCGAGAGACTAAGGAGAGCATAGCTTATCCTTGGGAAGGTCTCAACAAGAAACTATTTGGTATGCGTAAAGGTGAGCTAGTAACTCTGACAGGTGGCACAGGACTAGGTAAGTCTAGTGTAACTCGTGAGCTTGAACATTGGCTCATTAAAAATACTGAAGACAACGTAGGTATTGTAGCCCTTGAAGAGAATTGGTTACGAACTGCTGATGGTATCATATCCATTGAAGCTAATGATCGGGTGTATCTTAACGAAAGACGAGAACAGTACAGTGAAGAACAACTAACTAATCTGTTTGATAAAGTCATACCCAAAGGTCGTGTATTTATTCATGCCCATCTTGGAGTCACAGATATTGATGAAGTATTTTCTAAGCTACGATATATTATTGTAGGATGTGAATGTAAGTGGGTGGTTGTAGATCATCTACATATGCTAGTCAATGTCATGGGTGAAGGTGATGAACGTAGAGGTATTGATGCACTGATGAATAGATTGCGTAGTCTTGTTGAAGAAACAGGAGTAGGTATGATACTGGTATCCCATTTACGTAGAGCATCAGGTGATAAAGGACATGAGCAAGGGATTGAAGTATCTCTTTCACACCTCAAAGGTTCAGCAGGTATAGCACAACTATCTGATTGTGTGATTGCATTAGAACGTAATCAACAAGCAGAGAATCAAGACGAAGCTAACACTACGAAGGTACGTGTACTTAAATCAAGATACACAGGTGATACTGGATTAGCCTGTAGCTTACGTTACAACAACGAAACTGGTAGGCTCTTTGAGTTATCAGAGGAGGAAACATTTGACAACACAGAATTCTAAAATTATATTTGATATAGAATGTGATGGTCTCAAACCAACCAAGTTACATTGTATTGTAGCCAAAGAAGTTGGTGGTGAGGTACATGCTTTTACACCCGACAAACTTGAAGAAGGTTTAGAGTTTCTTAGCAATGCCGATACATTAATCGGACACAACATCTTACGCTTTGATCTAGATGTTATTAAGAAACTAACTGGTGTAGATTTATATCACAAGAACATTGAAGATACTCTTGTTATGTCTAGGTTGTTTAAACCTATCCGAGAAAACGGACACAGTTTAAAGACGTGGGGTTATCGGGTAAACTTTGCAAAGCAAGAGCAACCTATAGACTTTGATGAGTATACACCACAGATGCTCGAGTATTGTATCAACGATGTTAAACTAAATGAATTAGTTTACTATGCATTACTTCAAGAACAAGTAGGGTTTAGTCAACAATCAATTGATCTTGAACACAGAGTTGCTCGGATAATGTCTGATCAAGAAAACAATGGGTTCAAGTTTGACGAACGACAGGCTACAACTTTACTGGCTGAACTTAAAACTAAGATGAATGAAATAGTCGAGGAAGTACAACGAACATTCAAACCTAGAATGGTTGATGTAAAATTAGTTGTACCTAAGTTTAAGAAAGATGGTGAGTTATCTAAGTCAGGATTACGAACTGAAGAATATGATAACTGTATAGCTACAAAAAACTACAAACCATTTATGCGACAAGAACTTAAAGAGTTTAACTTAGGTAGTCGTAAACAAATTGGTGAGTATCTTGTTGAGGTAGGTTGGAAACCTAAACGTTTTACACCTACAGGTCAGCCGATTGTAGATGAAGGCACACTTAAAAAGATTACCCACATACATGAAGCCAAACTAATTGCAGACTTCCTGCTGTATCAAAAGCGTATTGCTCAGATACAATCATGGTTGGATGCACTAGAAGATGATGGTAGAGTACATGGTTCAGTCATTCCTAACGGAACCATTACTGGTCGTATGTCTCACAATCATCCTAACATGGCTCAGATACCAGCAGTATACAGTCCATTTGGTAAAGAGTGTAGAGCTTGTTGGACTGTAGACGAGGGTAATGTTCTGCTTGGAGTTGATGCTTCAGGACTAGAACTTAGAATGTTAGCACACTATATGAACGATCAGGAGTACATACATGAAGTGGTCAATGGAGACATACATACAACTAATCAAAAACTTGCAGGACTTGAATCACGAGATACAGCAAAGACTTTCATCTATGCCCTCGTATACGGAGCAGGAGATGAAAAGATTGGGAGTGTGGTTGGAGGATCAAGAAAGCAGGGTAAAGAACTTAAGCAACGCTTTCTCGATAATCTCCCCACATTTAAAACTCTTAAGGACAAAGTACAAGGAGCTGCAAAACGAGGATACTTAATGGGTATAGATGGTCGTAAGATTTATATACGACACGAACACGCTGCATTAAATAGTTTATTACAGGGTGGTGGTGCTATTGTAATGAAGAAAGCATTAGAGATACTTGAAGCAAGACTTAAGATAAATGGTGTACCACATAAGTTTGTAGCTAACATTCATGACGAATGGCAGATTGAAGTACCAGAATGTAATGCTAACAAGGTAGGACAACTGGCAGTAGATAGCTTGAAACAAGCAGGAGAACATTTTAATATGAGATGTCCTCTTGATGGTGAATATAAAATAGGAGGAGATTGGAGTGAAACACACTAAAACATGTAGGGTTTGTGATGTAGTTTTAGTTGCAGGTAGTAGAGTAACTAACCCTAAAGGTAACACTTACCCTAGTAATATGCAAATAGGAAAACGTATTTGTAATTCTTGTATTAAATCTTATGTTAGAAAAAAAGAAAAGCAAAATAGAAAATTAAAACAGGTAGGAGATAGCCAACACCTTAGAGATATGCAAGAAGGAGCTAGAGGTCGAGCTAGAAAAAACAATGTTCCTTATGATCTAAGCATTCATGATTTACGAAAGTTAGTAACAGATAAATGTCCTATCTTAGGAATTAAGTTTGAATTAAATAAAGAAGGAAGAAAGTGGGGTAAAGGTAAAGGTAAAAACAATTGGCAAAATTCTCCTTCTTTAGATAGGATAGTGCCTGAGAAAGGTTATGTAAAAGATAATATTATTATTGTTTCTCTTATGGCTAACTCAATTAAAAACCAAGCAACACCTGAACAAATATTAACAGTAGGTAACTTTTACAAAAAGTTATACAAAGAAAAAGGAATAACTAATGACTAAAGAAAAAGAACTTGACAACTTAGTGAAGGACAACTATAATAAGTTTAAGTCTGAATCAGGACACTGGTATACCCAAGAAGGTGAGCCTATGTATACTATCATAGGTGCTAATGGTAAAGAAAGAAACACTACACTCAGAGATGCTAAGTCTTTAGGTTTAGTTCCGTCTGTGACAACTATCATGGGTATTATAGCCAAGCCATCTTTAGAGACTTGGAAACAAAAACAATTACTTAATTCTTTCCTTACTTTAGAACAAGGCGAAGACGAAACGATTGAGTCTTTTTATTACAGATGTCAAACAGATTCTAAACAAGTAGGTATCCAAGCTGCCCAGCAAGGGACAAAGATACATGGTATGATTGAGAAAGGGTTTTTAGGTAAAACTAAAACCAAACCTTACAAAGCAATCAAGAAATATTTAGATGAAACTTTTCCTAATGAAGAGTGGATAGCAGAAGATTCTTTCTGTGCTGATGCAGGTTATGGTGGTAAGATAGACTTATATTCTAAGTCAGGAATATTTATAGACTTTAAAACAAAAGATAATCTACAAGGTAAAGACCCAGCTAAGTTGGTGTTTGATGAACATGGAATGCAGTTGTCAGCATATGCTCAAGGCTGTGGCTTTGATGATGTTGAACGAGTATCTATATTTGTAGACAGAAAAGATACAGGTCTTATACTTCCGTTTGTTTGGGACAGAGAATCACAAAGTAAACACTTAGGAATGTTTAATGCTATGCTAACTTACTGGAAGTTAGTCAAGAACTATGACTCGTCTGTATTATAATGGTAGGCTTTAGAAAACCTCGTAAACCAAGACCTAAAAAAACAGGTGTACCTAAAGGCTACGATAGTTTATGGGAAGTTAAACTACATGAGACAGTTCTTAAAGATTGGGAACATCATTGGGAACTGTATGATTACATTGTTAAACATAAATATGAGCCAGACTTTGTTAAAGTAATTGATGGTAAAACTATTTTACTTGAAGCTAAAGGTAGGTTTTGGGACTACCCTGAGTATAGTAAGTACATACATATTAGAACAGCACTACCAAAGGATACTGAGTTAGTGTTTTTATTCCAAAAACCTTATGCCCCTATGCCGGGAGCTAAGATGAGAAAGGACAGAACAAAACGAACCCATGCTGAATGGGCTGAGAAAAACAATTTTAGGTGGTATAGTGAAGACACACTACCTATGGAATGGAGTAACTATGGATTATAAATTTAATGAACGCAGACATATAATTGAACTAAAAGAATACATTGATGGTACATATGGTGAGCATTATGCTTCTGATAAATACCAAGCAACTGATGTTATCATTGACTCAGGTCATGGTGAGGGTTTTTGTATGGGTAATATTTTAAAGTATGCAAAACGATATGGTAATAAAGAAGGAAAGAACAGAAAAGACTTGCTTAAAATATTACATTATGCTATAATAATGCTTGACATACACGACAACAATGACTAAAAACGAGGTAACAAATTACTGCACAGAATTTGTATATATAGTTGGGACAAGCATTGAAAGGTTTTTCTTTTGGTGTGTTGATGTTCTTGTATTTATTGGTGAGTTTACAGGTGTGGGATACGCATTAGCAAATATTATAATCTTTGTTATTTTACAGCCTACATTAATTTTATTGTTTATGTGGTTATGGTTAAAAGAAAGGAAACAAAATGGAAGATAAAGTAGGTATCAAAGAATACCTTGGTATAAAAATTAATTACAGTAATGAAAAACTATTAGATAAGTTTAGTCTTGATACACTTAAGGACAGATACTTATGGGAGAATGAAACACATGCACAAGAAGCCTTCGCAAGAGCATCAGTCTTCGCAGCTACATACAAAGGTAACACAGACTTTGAATTGGCTCAAAGGCTTTATCACTACAGTTCCAATTGCTGGTTCATGTTTAGCACTCCTATACTTAGCAACGGGGGAACAAGTCGTGGGCTTCCTATTAGCTGTTTCCTTAATTATGTACCTGATAGCAGGAATGGTTTATCAGATCACTATGATGAAAATATATGGTTGGCATCTTCGGGTGGAGGTATTGGTGGATATTGGGGTGACGTTAGGAGTAACGGTATATCTACTACTCACGGGAGTCGTTCTACTGGTTCAATTCCTTTCATGCATGTAGTAGACTCTCAGATGTTAGCCTTTAATCAAGGCACAACAAGACGTGGAAGCTATGCAGCTTACATGGATATATCTCACCCTGAGATTGAAGAGTTCATCAACATGCGTAAAGAATCAGGTGGTGATATCAATCGTAAGAATCTTAATCTTCACAATGGTATCAACATTACCAATGAGTTCTTGAAAGCTGTTGAAGAAGATGCAGACTTTAGATTGATTGATCCTAAGACTAATGAGCCTACTAAGATTGTAAATGCTAGAGACTTATGGTGGCAGATCATCAACGCAAGAGCAGAGACAGGTGAACCATACATGATTAATATAGATACATGTAACGAAGCATTACCCAAACAACAAAAAGATTTAGGATTAGAAATTAAACAAAGCAATCTTTGTTCTGAAATTACTTTACCTACTAACGAAGAAAGAACAGCAGTGTGTTGTTTGTCTTCTGTAAACTTAGAATACTTTGACGACTGGTCAGAGAATCCAATGTTCATAGATGATTTAATAACTATGCTTGACAACGTTCTTCAACATTATATAGATCATGCAGTAGACACAGATAGTCTAGGAGAATACAATGCAAATTTTAAAAGGTTTCAAAAACACATTAAAGAAGGCAGGGAAGGCTTTACTAAATCTGCCTATTCGGCTTATAGAGAAAGGTCACTTGGTCTTGGTGCGATGGGATTTCATTCGTATCTCCAATCACGCAACATTCCTTTTGAAGGTATCTTCGCTACGGGCTTTAACTATAAAGCGTTTAAATATATTAAAACACAGGCAACCCGAGCTTCTGAAAGACTTGCAGAGGATCGTGGAGAAGCTCCTGATGTCAGTGGTAGTGGCAGGAGGAATGCTAATTTACTCGCTGTTGCACCTAATGCTAGTTCTAGTATTATATGTGGTGGTACTTCTCCTTCGATTGAGCCATATCGTGCTAACGTTTATACGCACAAAACTTTATCAGGTTCGTTCCAAGTTAAAAACAAATACTTAGAAGAACTATTAAAAGACAAGGGCTTAAAGAAAGATGAGTTGACTGCAGTTTGGAAAGACATTGCAGGTAACGAAGGTTCAGTACAACACCTTGATATTCTTACAGACGATGAAAAAGAATTATTTAAAACTGCTAATGAGATAGATCAGATATGGATTATTGAACATGCATCTAAACGTCAAGAGTTTATATGTCAAGCACAGTCAGTTAATCTTTTCTTTACTATACCTACAGCTACCGAACCACAGGAAGTACACGATGAGTACATGCAGTACGTTAATGATGTTCATTGGTATGGAATGAATAAACTAAAGTCTTTGTATTACTTTAGAACTAATGCTGCTCGTAATGCAGAGAATGTAAACACTAAAGTACAACGTATAAAATTAGACGATGCTGAATGTATCGCATGTGAGGGTTAATATGGATTGTTGGCACTGTGGAAACAAAGTAATATGGGGAGGTGACGTTGACATTAGCCATGAAAGCGAAGACTTTCAAATGGAAACAAATTTAAAATGTACTAAATGTCATTCAGAAATTTTAGTATACTTACCAAAGGAAACAGAATGAAACAATCAGAATTTAACAAGGTGTTTAGTCAGAAGTTTTCTGGCTTTACAAGTAGGATGTGGTTAGATTATTGTGATGAAAATAATAATCCATTCGCACAAACAAAAGATTACGCAGGATACGTAATTGAAAATTTAAAATATTTAGTTAAGAAATTTAACGAGGAGAACAGATGAGTTTATTAGACACAAGAGATTATTACAAACCATTCGATAACCCTTGGATGTTTGACTACTATGTCTTACAAAACCAAATGCATTGGATGCCCGAGTCAGTACCTTTACACACCGATGTAAAAGACTGGCAAGATTTAGACCCCAAAGAAAAAAACTTACTTACACAAATCTTTAGATTGTTTACTCAATCTGATGTGGATGTAGGTGCAGGTTATGTTGACAGATACATGCGTATTTTTAGAAAACCTGAAGCTAGAATGATGATGGGTTCTTTTGCTAACATGGAATCTATTCATCAACATGCATACAGCTTACTACTTGATACAGTTGGTATGCCTGAGATAGAGTACAAAGCTTTTGCAGAGTACGAAGAAATGTCTAACAAACACGAGTACGTACATAAAATTAAAACAACTAAGTCAGATAAGAAAAGCATTGCAAAAACTTTAGCAGTCTATTCAGCTTTTACAGAAGGACTACAGTTGTTTAGTAGCTTTGCAATCTTGTTAAACTTCCCAAGGTTTGGTAAGATGAAAGGTATGGGACAGATAGTTACTTACTCTATCCGTGATGAGTCTATGCACGTTGAAGCTATGACTAAACTGTTCAGAGAATTTATTCAAGAGAACCTTGACATATGGACAGATGATTTTAAAGCAGAACTCTACGAGATTTGTAGACAGATGGTAACACTAGAAGATAAATTCTTAGACCTAGTGTTTGACATGGGAGACCTTGAAGGTCTTACCAAGAAAGATATGTATGCTTACAATAGATACATAGCTGATAGAAGATTACTCCAGCTAGGATTAAAAACAAACTATGACCAACGTGAAAACCCTCTTGGTTGGTTGGATGAAGTGATGGGTGTTGAACATCAAAACTTCTTTGAAGGTCGTGCTACTTCTTATATGAAAGCAGGACTACGTGGTAGACAAGATAAAGTAAGTTTTGCAAGGATTGGTGATGAGAACTAAACGCACAGAAGCCAAGCTTGTAGGATATAATTTATTCTATGACTTAACAGGTAAGCTGGTCACCGAAAGAACCAGCACAGATATTAAAGAACTTAAAAAGTTTTTTACACCTGAAGAATATAATACCCTAGCTACTGTAATCAGGGAGACTACAGCTAAACTAGATAAAATTCACAATGAAGTTGAAGCTCATCTAAACGCTAGGATATTAAAAGATTAACCAGCTAAAGGATTCTTATTCTCTTCTTTAAATATTTTTATATCAGTCTTAACACTTTCGATATCAGCTTTCATACCTGACATATCAGACTTGATAGACTCGAGGTTATTAATCTTAAGTAAAATAGTTTCATCAATAGTTTTATTAATATATTCTACTGATGTTTCTAACGCTTCAATTCTATTGATAACCTCATCAACTCCTTGCTCAGTTTCTTTAGCTTGTCTAGCTTTAGTTTCTAAGTTTTCAATTCTATTGACATAGGTTGCACCAGTATATCCAAACCCTGCAAGAGTTCCAATGATACCCATCAACGCAATAAACTGTGTTGTTTTATTTTGTAACCAATCCATAATATTCTCCTATAATTTTGGTTGTAGTTCTTTCATTTCAATCAGTGTTTCTAAACTTTGACCTGCCATTTGATAAAAGCCTTCGATGTTATCTGACAACATATTGTTGGCATAAATATCTGTTGACTCGTACCATGTATCTTGGTCGGGCAATGTAACTAACCTATAGTTATTAAAGTTAGGAACAAATCCCATGTAAGCTATGATAGTATTTTCTGACCCATACTCACCCGTCTCTTCTTGTTTAGCTTCGACATCATCTTGAGCAGCTTGTAAGTTCTGGGCTATGACATTGGCTACAGTTTGTTCAGCTTCTGTGGCTGATGCATCTGTAGAAACTGACACATCTATTTGACTTTGTAAAGTTTCAGTAGGTGTTACAGCAGCTACGACACTCGTTGTCTCAACGGTTTGAGTTTCAACGTTTGTAGATGTTGTAGAATTTGTAGAGCTTGTAGAGCTAACAGAACTTGTAGAACTTGTAGAGCTAACAGAACTTGTAGAGCTTGTAGAATTACTAGTATTAAAGCTTGTACTCATAGCCAACACTTGATTGTTTTGTACTGTTGAGGATGCAAATTGTTCAGATATACTAGGTGAATTACTAATGCTTACACCACCACCCGAACTAGATGATGATACGCTAGAAGCTCCTGTCGTGCCCCCTGTAGCATGAATAGAAGTACCTGCTGTCGTACCACTTACACTAGCTTGAGCTGTGCTTAGAGTAGAGGAGACAACGTTCATTGCCATTTCTCTACTTATCGAACTTTTACCTTCTGTACTTTCAGCAATAAGTTTTTCTTCTTCTATTGCTTCTTCTATAATTTTTTCTTCTTCGACAATCTCATCCACAAGCTCTTCTTCCTGCTCTTCTGCAGACGTAAGTTCTTCTTCCATTGCTGTCTCTTCCTCAAACCATTCCTCCAGTTCTTCAATTGTTTCAAATTCAATAAATGTTTCAGGTTCTAAATATTCTTCAACAAGTAAATTTTCTTGAAAGACAAACTCTTCAAAGATTACATCCTCCATTGGCATAAATATTTCTTCTTCATGCATAGGTAATTCAGGCAAAACTTCAAAAGGCTCTACAAATTCTTCACGTGGTTGAAACTGTTCAAAGATTATCTCTTCTTCAAATACAAACTCTGGCTCTTCAAAAGTTTCATACTCAAGTTCAAAGATATACTCTTCTAATATTTCTGGCTCTTCAAAAAGTTCTGGCTCTTCAAAAGTGTCATACATGTCATACTCTTCATACCCATAATCAAACACTTCTTCTTCTACAAAGTAAGCTACTGATTCTTCTTGTCTGTAACCTTGACAGAAAGGTCCATACTGTGGGTCTAAACTACACTGAAGGTCGTCATAAGCTTCCCAATAAAACGGACAAGACTCACTGTATAATTGTGTTATATCACATTGTTGAGATAAATAAGCTGCTGCGTAATAAGGACAAGACTCAGAATACAACTGGTCAATGTCGCATTGTTGAGTTTGATAAGCATCTGCATAACCTGTACAGCTTGTATCGTTTAAAGGATTACTACAGTCAATACTATTATTATCACTATATAAAGAACCACCATCTTTTAAGTTTTGATTTTTATCAGAGTTATTCCAGTCATAGTTATAACAAGATGAGGTATTAGTAGAGCCTGTATTACATTCATCGTGGTAGTAATAGGTGTATATCTCATCAGACTTACCTTGCTCACCAATTAAAACATCGTGCTGAATAATATCTAATTCACCATACCTATACTCAAAAGTATCGTTAGTCCATAGTATAACTTCAAAGCTGTTATCAGATGCACGATTGTATTCACGCATATCATACCAACCAAAAACTGCTTTATCACTAAAGTTCTTGGCTAACATTTTAGAGTTGTTATCTCTAATGAGGTCAGTCCAGAATGGAAACAGGGTGTAGTTGTATTGTGGAAGTGGGTCAGGTGTATAATCTCCACAATAGTTATTATAGTTTACATTACCTGTACCTAATCCAAAATGCAAACATCCATTCGTAGCCATACGAGCAGATGTAAAAGATTCTCCATAAAAATCAAAAGTAAAATCTAAATTAAATGCAGACGAAAGCTGGTCGTCTCCTGAGTTTAAATTGGTTGTGCCTGATTGATTGGTAAGGTCTATTAAAGACTGGTTGTCTTCGTAGATATATTGTGCACAAGCAGAGTTGGATAACCCTAACAAGCCTATTAAAGCTAATCCAATTAAAACTCTAAAGTACTCACCCATGAGACTTATTGAGTTCTATAAAATTCTTTTTTACACTGTCTCTTTGTTTTTGTTTTGGTTGTGTATAAAACTTTAACTGCACCAACTACATCTTTATTTATTTTATCTCTGTTAGGATTTTTATCGTGTGTACATTGTTGGATGTAAAGTTTTTCTTGGTCTTTAACATCGGGTCTCTTAGTCTTGTTTTCTGCCCAAGCCATTGATGCTTCTTTGCCTATTTTACCTTGGTAAGGGCAAGGAGTACCAGCCATTTCCATAGCCTTAAATACTCTCGGGTCTTGACAAAGTATAGACACTGAAGCCACTTTCATACCGGTATCATACAGATACTTGGAAAGTTTTAAGCGTTCACAGTTCTCGTCAGTTACAGTAGCTCCTGTAGAGAACCCAAATACTTGCCCTTGAAAGGCACCAGAACGACCTACAGTACAGAGGTCTTGTGAGTAAGACATAATACTAGGTGCAATCGCAGAAGCAGGAGGTGCTTTTGTTCTTACGTTCTGATTAATTGTTTGAGTAGAGTTAGATTCATTAATATTTCTGTTAGTGTTGTCAGATTTAGTATTGTTGTTATTAGTATTTGTGTTGTCCGTAGTCACATTAGAGTCTGACGTAGATTGATTAACGTTAGTATTGTTGTTAGTATTTGTATTGTTACTAGTAGAATTACTATTGTTATTTACGTTTTGGTTTACTGTTGAGTTTACAGTAGAGTTAGATGTAGACGTTGAAGTATTTACATTTGTGTTAGTATTATTATTTGTATTTGTATTGTTAGATGTAGAAGTATTAACGTTTGTATTATTCGAAGTATTATTATTGGTGTTAGTAGAAGTATTAACGTTTGTATTATTACTAGTAGACGTATTAGTATTAGTATTTACATTGGTATTATTATTAGTATTGTTATTAGTATTTGTATTAGTATTTACACTTGTATTATTATTCGTGTTGGTATTAGTGTTGGTATTAGTGTTGGTATTTACATTAGTATTATTGTTCGTATTAGTGTTGGTGTTAGTATTGGTTGTCACCGTATTATTAATAGTTGTTAAACCATTGTCTTCACAGTACTGAGTACCTGAAGTACACGTGCCTGTTTGGTCTGCACTTGCAGCAAACGAAACTGTTAATAAACCTAATATAAATAATGGTCCAAAAAAATCTTGATTTAACTTACGTCTTGTAAACACTACTGTCCTCCTTTTGAAAAGTCTCCTTTAGACTTTGATGAATTTGTATAGAGACCAAACCAAGCTGCTCCTGCCCCTACTACGACTGATATTAACCCTGATTGTTGCATGGTAGGGTCTTCTAATCCCATGAACCAAAATGTGGTATAGTATAATAAATACATATACACACTTAAAAAAGCACGAGGAATTATTCTCCAACTATCAATAGCCTGTGCTATAAATATTAATTTTTGATAAGGATTATCGTTTTTGATATCCTCTAACTCTCTTATTCTTTCTTTTAATTCGGACTTTTCTTGAAGCAAAGCCATGAATTTTTGTAGGTCAATCTCGACCTCGTTCCTATCCATGTCCCCACTAAAACCACCGTGAGGTGGGTACCCTCCATTACTCATTTTCTTATCCTATTTTTTAACTAAGCTGCCACCGAAGTACATACCTATAATTGCTGATACAAGGTTTGTATCTAGCTGTGTAATTACCAAACCTTGAAAAGTTATCCATTCAAAAACTTCTCTACCGTCTGTAAAAAATAAAAAGCCCGGATGAAATAGTGTATATCCTACCGTTACATCTACATCAGGATAATATACTGCTACTAGTTTCGGTAGTATAACAATTGCAAAGATAGATGAGAGTGCAATAATACGTCTTGTCCACTGAAACCCTACATTATCTACGTTACGTGCAGCATCGACAGCTTTAAGTTGAAACTCACCACGAGTAATCAACATCTTTTGCTCATCTTGTTTAGCTTTTAATCTCTGTGACCATAGGCTTAATAAACTACTAATTAAAGTAGAGCCTAACATTGTTATAATTTCAAATGGAAACATATTAATCTAGTGTTAAAGTTGATTCAAGTAATTCGTTTACAGAGTCTATTAAATACTCAGGTATGTCTGTTCCTAATATATCATCTTCGCTGTAAGCAATCATATAAGATTCTAAAAGGTTTTCGTATAGAGGTCTAAAGTCCTCACGTTGAACCCAAGCTTCGTTACATTTTGTACGAGCTTTACAGTCTATTCGATACGCAACATCTAATTGCTTTTCTGTATAAAGTAACATTATTGATCAATGACAACCTGCTGTAGCTCAATGCTACGTCTACCTACTTGAGTAAACCATCTACTGTTCTGCATTTCTGCAGCCATTCTATTCCAGTCATGTTCTCTACAAGCCTGTAGCATATTTCTAAACTTTGAAAGTCTTGTACCACCTAAGTTAAAACACATATTAACTAACACATGTTGTATCTTTTCAGGTAGCTTATAAAATTCTTCTTGATTACCAAACACATGTATAGCTTCTGCATAATGCTTATCAAAGTCTATCATATAATATCTATCTACTACTGATTGAGGTACAGGTGTACCAACTTCCCAAGAATATTCAGGGTCGTTAGGTTGACATAAATGACCAACTCCTAGAGTTTTATAGCCTAAACTATCCATATAAATTTCTAGGACTTCGCCTTCGTGTCGTTTAATCTCTGCTTTGCATTGTTCAATGTTCATAATAGTTTTCCTAAATTAATTCTTACAAAACTTCCTTCACCTTCATCACTTCCAAATATACTTCCAGCTTCTCTAAATGAACCATATATGGGGTCACTTGCTACTCGAGCTGCTTTCATAGCGTAGTCTTTAAAAGAGTCAGGATTTTCTTCGTTAAAATTATATCTGTCTATAACAACAGTTTCACCTTGATCGTTGGTAGTAATAGAAGCTTGACCAAGTAAAGTTTTCATAGAAAAAGCAGGGTCTTTAAATTTTTTAATAGCTTTTTGTATTCCAATAGCATCACCACCAACATCATCATATGGGTTTTCAGAAGTTTGAAAATCATCATACTCCAGAACTTGTTTGCCTTTATCTAAATTACTTTTAACAATTTTTTTTAGTGCTTCAATTTCATCGGGGGTTGTATCAGCTTCTGTAAAATCTTCCATACCCATATTATATTTTCTTCGCATACGAGAAAGAGGATTAATATCATTAAGCAATTGTCTTACATTAGAAGGTAAGAATCTATCTTTGGGTTTTGATGCTGGTAAATTTACTCGTTTTTGAAAATCTTGTTGAGCATAAATACCAAATTGTGGTATATTTATTTTTTGTCCTATCCGAATATTGTTTGGATTTTTTATAGCACGATTTGCCCTTACTAATTGATCTATATTTAAACTATTATTCTTAGCAATTGTAGCAAGATTATCTCCTTTTTTAATTTGATAAGAAACAAATTTAGGTCTTTTAACTGGTTTTTTTCTAAACATACTTAAAAAACCTTCTTGCTTTGAAGGCTCTTTTGCTACAGGTGCTTTACCTTTACTAGGTATAAATATAGTATCTCCTGCATAAATCTCATCAGGATTTTTAATCTGTGAATTTACTTCTAATAACTCAGCGATACTTAATTCATTATCTCTAGCAATAGAAAATAAAGTATCTCCTTTTTTTAAAAGTAACTTAAGTAAGCCACCCTTACGATACTGTAGCCTGTTCATATCATTTTTAATTGTCATAGTCCTAGTCCTTCCATTTGAGCTTTTAATGCTCGGTCTTCTTCGTCTTGTACAAACTCTGCAGTGCTGTTAAAAGGTACACCTGTTACTCTGCTTTGCATTTCATCAGGCTCATCAGTTACGTTAGGTACGTTCTTAACTATACCACCTTTAGAGTATTTAAAAGGTTCAAACTTTGAGTCGTCTTTTCTATACGTTCCTCTAGCCATAGACCTTATTTTCTTTTTAGTGCCTTCACCAAATATATTATCATAAGCTCCATAGTAAGGTAAGTTAGTAACAAACATTTCTCCAAAACCTTTTCTATATAATACCATATCTAATATGTCTTGAGGAAAAGGACCACCTATAGCTTTCATTACAGAAGTTCCCGGACCTACATTTCGATCACTTTCACTTCGATATCTATAAGCATAGTCTAAAGGACCTAAACCACCCCAACGTCTAACAGCATTTTCTATAATTTCAGAATCAGGTTTTAGTTTTCCCGTTTCGTAATCAAGATTAGCCTTACCATTACTTCTAATTTGATTACCTAAATGAGCAACACTAGTCATAAGTATTGCAGTCATAGCAATTTTAGGAGCTTGGTGAACAAAAGATTCATTACCTTTTAAACCATACTTTTTATTTTTATCTCTAGCTACCGGTGAAAATTCATTTATAAATCTTTTTAATATAGTATTATTAAAAACTGTAGGATAACCAGCAAACTGAATTAAAAATTGGGCATCAGGTCTACCAAACCAATCAGGTCTATTAGCTTCTGCTGCTCTAGGGTTTAAAATAATTTCTTTAGTAAATCTATTTGCACCACCCAACATACTTTCAGAATAAAAAGTTTCATTACCGTTACCGTTCATACCTTTAGCTAAACTATCATCATATAAACCATTTTGGTCTAATGATTTTTTATACCAAGTAACTGCTTCATTTTCATCAATACCTAACTGTCTTAGTTCTTTTATAATTTGTTTTCTTTTACCTGCTCTTAATTTACCATAAGAAGTTTGACCAGTAGCTAATTTTTCTGCATGTTGTTTTATAATTCTTTTACCAGTATTAAACGATGCTAATTGTACTGCTTTAGTCCAAGGAGCTAACAAGTTACTGTTAAAAAAAACTTCTTGTGCTCTTTTTGCAAACGGATTACTTAATGATTCACCTGCTAAACCTTCAATTCTTTCTTGAACTGCTTGTTCAAAAGCTAAACCTGTTTGATGTATTTCATCCCATGCTTCATCTGTTAAATCTTTAAAACCTTTTGTAGTTTTACCAGTTGATCTTTGAATTGCTTTAAATAACCTATCAAGACTTGAACCTGTTTGTTTTACTATAGATTTTTGTATATCATTTACTACATTAAGACCATCCAAACCACCTGCTCTTGATAATAGAATTAAAGGCTCAGTAATACTTGATAAGGTAGCAAACGGAAGTAAAGATGCTTGTTGAGTAAAAATAATTGTATCTTTAATATTTCTTAAATATTTATTTTTATTCAATGCAAAATTACTAAATGTTTCGTAGCCAGTAGCTCTACTATAAATTTGTTGTAATCCTTTTTGAACTTTTTTAATTTCAGCTTCACTATACTTTCTTGACCCATCTTTGTTTTTTGCAGCAAACATTTTATTAATAATTGGACCTAGTTCTTTTTTATCAAATTCATAAAGACTTGCACCAAAATATTTTTTACGTGCTATAGATTGTGATAGATTTGTAAAATAATTATTTAAAATAGTTTCAACATCATCTTCTAAAAATTTAGAAATTTCCCAGTCTTCAATATCTACAAACTTTCTAGGTTGTAAATAACCATTTGCATTACTTTTTCCTTTTGCTCTTAATTCAAACGGAGTAAATCTTTCTGTAAGCATATCATCTATAATTTGAAAAGCTTTTAAATTCTTAGCTGTAATTAGTTGCTCGGCTGTAGCATCAGCAATGTTTCCACTCTCAACTCCTGCATCTTGTAAAAAATTTCTTCCAAAAATATCTTCATCTAAACCAAGCTGACCTTTTGGGCTTCCCATAAATGTTTCCACACTTCCATCTGGATTTGTTACTTCAAAAGGTGTTAAGTCTTTTTTATTAACAGGGTCAGCATGTCCTTTAGCAATTAATATATCTGCAAATTCTTCTTTGTTTTGATCTAGTTGATCATACTTATATAATCTAGGAAAGAAACCAGCTTTTCTAATTGTACCGGTTTTAAATAAACCAACATTATTTGCATCGACATAGCCTTCATCTAACAAAGTTCTTAATCCTTTGTAAGCTTCAACTATATCAGGACTAACATCAATACTTAAATTTTCTGTAATATTTTTATCACCAACTCTATTTATTCGTTTATATGCAAACTGACCATTTACAAGTTTATTTTCAATATTAGATACTGTAACAGTTTTATCACTTAATAAAATATTTAAAGTGTCGTTTGCTTTTGATTCTAGTTTACCAAAAAAATGATCATAACCAAGAGGATTAAAAATTTTAGCTAGTGCTGGAATATATTTACCATGAAGTCTTCCATAAAACTCACCGTAGGTTCTAACCGATTCAGTTCCATCTGCAAGTTTAGCTTTAGTAGCTCCTTCAGTTCCTTCTTTTAAAATACCAGCATCCCAGTCATATCTTAACTTTCTTAAAAAGTTTCCAATTAAAGGTTCATCTTCTACAAACTGGACCATTTCAGATGTAGATTTTCCAAATAAAAAGTTTAAACCAGTTCGTACACCTGCTGTTCCTTTATCTATTCGTGCAATTGTTTCTTCTGTAATTTGACCTTTCGGACCTAAAGTTTCTTCAACATTTAACTCTTGATCAATTTTCCAATCAGCTTCAACTTCTTCTCTAACTCTAGGACCAACAAAATCTATATCAGAATTGTTAGCATGTTTAAATTCTTTTTCAACAAACTTTGCATACTTTGAACCTTGACGAGCAGCTAATCCAGAACCTAAACCACCACCTATAACACCACCAGCTAACCCACCTATTAATCCTGAAAATGCAGTTTGATTTAAATCTATTTGATCAATCATATCAGTATCTACTGCAATGTCTTGCATAAAATAATCATGAAGTCCTCCCCAAACAGCTCCTTCTGTAGAAGTAACAGCAGCTAAAGGTGCAGAACTTTTAACAGATTGTTTAAGTAATTGTTTAGTTCCTTGTCTAGCAGCTTCACCTAAGGCAGCCCTACCTGCTAAAACAGTACCACCTGTAGGAATTGCAAATAACAAACTTAAAATATTAAGAGGGTCTGCAACTATATCAAAACCTAAATCTTTTATTAAACCAAAATGTTCTTTAAAACCTTTTAAGTCTGCATTTTGAAATTGTTGTGTTAAGTAACGATAATCTTGATCTTGTTGCTCAGTCCATTTATTTGCTTGTCTAGCTCTTACAATAGCAGAACTTAAACTGTATTCAGAGTCTCTTAAGTATTCAAATATATTATCGTTTGAACCAATGCTTTCTAAAAATCTTTGAGATATTGCAGCAAACTCATCGTCATTTGCAAGTTGTGTTAAACTTGGTTTACCAAAACGAACAGAAGGAACACTAATACTTTTTTCTAGTTGATTATAAACTTGACCTACATTGGTTTCATAACCTAAAGGTTCATCTTGTTTTGGGGTAGCTCCTCCATGTAGACGAGCATAAATAGCAGCCAACTCTTCATTTTCTGTAGAGTCTTCTTGGTTATCTATTTGTGGGTTTTGTATTTTATTATAAATACTACTGTAATCAAATGCCATATTAGAATAATAGTTTACTTGCGTAGTCTGGACTTAAAAAATTTACTTCTTTAGATGTTAAAATTTCACTTGCTTTTTCATCCATATATTCTTCATAAGTTAAATTATATGGGTTAGGTATATCACTAAATAATTTTTCTAACATCATTCTTTTTGCTCTAGGACTTACTTGTCCACTTGCTATTTCTCTAACTCTTAAATCAAACGAGTCTTGTCTGGTTTCAGTATTCATTAACTCCCAACTTTTATCAGTTACATAATTATTTGTTTGTGGGTTAAATTTAATTCCTTCACCTAATGCAGCAGAAACATCTCCTTTGTATCTATTATAATTATAGGTTTCATAAATTTTTTCATCAGTATCATAGTCATAATATTCATCTGTAGTAGTTAAAGTTCCTAATGGACTACCAGCTTGAAAACCTCTTTGTGCAGTAATAGCTGTTGCAATATCAAATCTATATTGTTCACTTGAACTAATTTTACTTCTAAATTCTTTAATTTCTTTATCTGTATAACTAATGTTACTACGTTCTAAACCACTTCTGTATACTCTTTCTGCAAAATCAACATCATTTTTAAATGCTAAAGACAGTCCAGCTATATCAGCTACCCATTCTTTTTTTTGTTGTTCATTGTCTCCTAATAAAATATCATCAGCATAATTATTCCATTTTCTTCTATTACCAACAGTCATTTTATATTTATTATCTGAATCGTAAATTCTAGCTTTTCTAATATTTTTATCAAAACTTGCTAAATTTTCTTCTGCTCTTTTTTGTAATTCTACATCTCCTTTAGCAAGGTCTGTTACAGATTCAAATGTATTTCTATACTTACCCATGCTTTTATCAACTGCTCCAATAATAAGACCTCCTAAGTCTAAGTTATTTAAAACATCATTTAAATTACCACCAGCTAAATTAGTTTCTTCAATATTTTTAAAAAGATTTAATCCACCTTGTTTTTCTTGTCTTAAACCAACTTGAGCTAGACCATCTTTAATAGTATTAAAAATTCCTCGATTTCTATATTGTAATTTTCTTTCAGCAATAATTCTTTTTTCAGCTTGAGTTAAATCGTAAGCAGATATTCCTCTAGCTCGTTTAAATAAATCTAATCGATCCATGTCTCCTGCTTCTAAAACATTTCTTAGTTCATCTTCAAATCCTAAATAATTAGCTTTACCTGTATCTGGGTTTGTATCTAAATAGTCTGTTAAAAGTTCATGTAAAGCACTATCATAAGTTATATCATATGTATCAGTATTAGCTTTAAAAGCATTAAATTTGTCTTCACCTATATCTTGTTTAATTAAACTATCAATAACAGGTTTAAATTTAACAGCAAGACCATTTCCATCATATTCTTCTAAATACAATTTTACTTTTGAATTAATATCTAAGTCTTTGTTTTTTTTAGACCACTCAGCATCCGGCATATACTGCATAATTCTTCCAAGCTGTGCAACTTCTTTAGCTTGACTGTCGTTATTAGATAACAAAAACATTTCGTGTTTGTCTAATTCTTTCATTCTTTTATTGTAAGAATTTTTAAATATCTTTTGACCAACACCAATCAAAGCTAATGTTTGTCCTATTCTTTTAGCCTTCTTAGCTTCTTTAGCTTGTTTTTTATTTATTGCAGCTTGTCTACTTAGTAAAGATGAACCAAGTTCTTCTACACTTTTGTTTTCAAAATCTTGAAATATGTTATTTAAGTCGTCTGCCATTTGTTACTCCGATGGTCCTAATAAATTTTTCCTTGTGTCTGGTGCAGGTTTCTGTAATAAACTTGCTCGTATTTTAGCAGTATCTAGTTTTTCTAACCTGTCTTCAATATCTCTGCCAACAGCAGTTGGTTGAATAGTTTTAACTCTAACATCTCGAAACCCTTTTTTATTTTGCATGTCTTGGTTTCTTGAGTTGACAGCATCTTGTACAACGTCTTCATCTTCATCTTCAAAGCCTTCACCATCACTATCTACAATAGGTTCTATACCTGACTTTTCTGCTATAGCCATAAGCATAAACATAGTAGGCTCTAATAAGTTTAACATCATATCAGGATTAAACTTACCTTTTCTAAATCCTTCTGTTAAAACTACTTCTGCTATTGTGTTTACAGAGATATCGTTTAACATTAAATCTTGAACGCCTTTTAGTCTTTGAGGTTCTAGTAAGTCTAAAAATATTCTTTCTCTTGCTTCTTTAACAGATGTCATTTCGGGTGGTTGTTCCCAAGGATAAGCTTGATCAGGAGCATTGGTTAAAGATTGTCCTGCAATAGGTGCTTCAAACAATACGTCTTTTAAATTTTTTGGTGTTGGTCTTATTGCCATAGTTATTCCTTTAAGCTCCTAAAATCCCACCATAAGCATTTGTTAGATTATATATATCTGTAGTGCTTGGGTTTGGATTATTAAAATCTATGTAATTGGTTGTAGGGTCTGGTCGTCTCATTAGTACAGAGTTTGCAGTATCTGCAAAATATTCAGCCTGTTGTTTTCTTAGTTGTTCTGCTGCAAACTTTTCTGCATCTTCACTAGCTTGAATTGATGCTCCAGCAGCAGTCACAGGAGCAACTACTTTGTAAGCATTTTTTGCTCTTTGAAAATATTTACTACCGGGTTTTGGAGGTGTTATACCTTCAGAACTTTGTATTGTTGTTGAATATGATTCTGTAGCTGAATCACTAATATTTGCTCCTACAGTCTTACCTTTATAAAACTCATTTAAATCAGCCGGTTCATAAAACCCTGCTTTTAAATCAGTATCTATACCGTCTACAAATACAGCATCTTTTGACATACCTTTAGGTGGTTTAGGCATTTTAGGTCCACCAATACCTACTTGAGCTTCAGGGCTTATAGGTTCAATTGGCTCAACTTTAACCGGACCTCTAGGTCCTTGAACTAACCTAGCTTCTGTTGATCCTGTAATTGGTTCAATACCTTCTGTGGAAGGTTCAATAAATCCACCTGTTGTTTCGCTTACCCAGTTTCTAAAGTTAGTACCTGTCATACCTTCACCACCAACAAAAGAACTTACTTTGTTCATGCTGTATTCGATAGCATCAGTTACTCTATTAAAAACTTTACCTACTCCATTCTTTACAAAATTACCAGCGTTGACTAAACCTTGAGCAATAGGAGCAAGAAAGCTACTACCTTGAGCTACGCTAGAAATCCACGTACCTATTCCCGGCAACATAAAAGATAAAGCAATAGAACCAATAGGACCTAATTTACCAAATGCTTTAGCAATCTTACCTAAACCTTTTTTAAATTTCTTACCTACGCTTTTAATTCCTCTACCTATTTTCTTTCCAATCTTTCTTAATTTTCCCATAATATTTTCCTGTTAATCTAACCAGCCTTCTAGGATACTTGAGATAGCTTGTAAACTATCATCCCATACATCTTGTTTACCTACTCCAGCTTCGTTACCTAATGCAGCAATAAGAAGTGAAGCTTTACGTTGCTGATCGTTATCCCATCTTTTAAATGCAAAGTCTGCTTCATCTCTTAGCTCTTGCCATAAAAAGTTATTAGCTGCTGATGTTAAGTTAAATGAATTCTGTGCGTTCTGTTGATTGATTGCATTAAAAGCAGCAGTGTCAGCAGTGTTAGCTTTACGTCTCCATTCAACATTAGACTGAGCAATTACAGTTGCATTTTGTACATTAAACTGTTCTCTTGCAAAGTCTTGTTGTGAATTAAACTTTGAAACATCTGTAGCCAACTGAGCTTCAATTGTTTCTACTTGTAACTCATTAGCAACTCTTCTAGCTTCTGCAGCATTTTCTGCAGCAGCATTAAACTGTGCCATTGAATTTAATTGATTAGAATTAAACTGTTCGTTTTGTTGTTGAACACTAGTCATAAATTGATTGACTTGGTTTTTACTAGTAGCATTAAATTGTTGTGCAGCATTTTCAGCAGCTTGATTACTTAATAATCTTTGTTGAGTTTGTTGAGCTTTTAACATACTTGATTGTTGCTCATTGCTTAAATTAGACATATCCATTTGCAAAAAAGCTTGAGCATTAGTAATAGCATGTTTTGTATTTTGATCAGCTTCTGCTAAGTTTCTTTGCGACATTAACACAGCATCTTGCATAACTCCTTGTTGTTCCATTGTAGCATTCTGCAAACTAGCTGTTTGTAAAAACTTAGAGTTATTAATAGACCTTTGTTGATCAGCACTAAACTGAGCCATATCTAATTGAAATACATTCTGAGCATTAAACAAAGCTGTTTGTTGTGACATCTCTGCATCTTTTAAAGCTACAGTAGCTTCAATAGATTTTTGCTGTGTTATACTTTGTTGTATAGCTTGAGCATTAGATTGAGCTATTGGTAATGCTGATGTAATAATTGCATTAAGTAAAGAATCTCTACCTACAGTAGAAGCTTCCATACCACGTTGAGCTAACATAGCTTCAACACTAGCAACAGCAGGACTTGCCCATAAAGGTACTTTACCTTCTTCAATACCAGTTAATAAACTATCAATTTGATTAGATACTAAAGCTTCTTCAGGTAGTCCTTCAACCATTCCTCTTTGTTCTTCTGTAAAATCTGTAAGCCTAGCTTCAAGAGTTTCAGGATCATTTCCTAGTTCTGTAATATCTTCTTCACTTAACCCTGCATTTCGTAATTGTTTTTTTGCACGAGTTACTTTAGCAAGAGATGTACCAGCTACTTTAGCAGCAGTGGCTTTAGCTGTAGAACTTAACGAACCTACAACTCTTTCTTGTAAAGCTCCGGGAATTACTTGAACTTCAGCAGAATCTATAATTGGAGTTGCTTGAACTCCAGCAGCTCTAGCTAATGTTTCAGAAACTTCAGGAGAAACAAAACCAACAGCAGCATCAACAACTGCATTTTCTGAAACTTTAGAAACATCGTCTGCACCAATCGTAGCAGCTTCAAAAGCTTTAGGTGTTGCAGCTTTAGAAACATCATCAATTGTACTGACTTGTTCAGGAGATATAGCACCTAGTGTAGCTGCTTTAGCTTCCTGAGTTGTTTGCATTTGTAACTCGGCTGCTTGTTCAGGAGTTATCTCTGTGTCTGCTCTATCAATTTTTTTAGGATCAGGAATTTTAGGAAGAGTTTCAGGTAACACACCTCGAGCCATATCTTGAGCACCTTTACCTACTTCAATCATTCTAGCTCTACGTTCTTGATTAAACTCAGATTCTTGTTCAGTTTGTTGTAAATCTCTAATACGTTTAGCTTCTGCTGCAAGAGCTGCTAATCTAGCTTCTTCAGCTAACCTAGCTTCTTCATCTAATTTAGCTTGTTCTTCTGCAGCTAGTCTATCAGTTATTTGTTGTTGAGTTTCCCAAGTACCAAGGTCATTGTTCCAAACATCAGTTTCGCCTACACCTTCAGGTTTTACATAAGCTGTACCATTCCACACTAATCCAGTAGAATTATCAACAGTACCTACTGCAATGTCACTGTCTGCTGCTGCAGGTGTTGGTGCAGGAGTCGGTGCAGGAGTCGGTGCAGGTGTTGGTGCAGGTGTTGGTGCAGGTGTTGGTGCCGGTGTAGGAGCTGGAGTTGGTGCCGGTGTAGGTGCTGGTGTTGGAGCTGGTGTTGGAGGAGTTGTAACTCCGGGGATAAAAGGTTTACCACCGCCATCTACAAGGGGTACATCACCCATTCTTTGATTGCTTTTTGGAGAAGGAGGAGTAGTTTTACGTCCTTGATTATTTAAAAAACCTTCTATAACTTCACCAGTTTCTCTATCTACTACAACTCTACCACGCTGATATCCAACTCTACCACCATTAGTATAGTCTTCTCTAGCTATCCCACCGCTTCTTTTTCTATTTCTTCTTTTTGCCATTATTAAATCCTATATATCTATTTTACTTGACTTCAAAGAGTTTGTCAAGCTTTTCACCGATTTTATCTATTCTATCCATGAGAATTGACATGTCGTCTTTTAATTCATTTTTTGTGACATATTCTTTTGCAATCTCTTCACGTGTCTTATTGACAAGTATTTCAAGTCTTTTGAGTTCTTGAGTGTTTATTCGTATGCTGTTTAAGATTGGTACGAACACCAATGTTATTATCATATTCCAAACTATCATTGGTATTTCTATCATAGTATTATCTAAATTTTGGACCTTCTACCCAAGCTACAAGACTTTTTCTTGT